GTCTGTAACCTACTGTGCTTCTTACGATATCTTTTGTAGCCGACTGTATATCAAAGAGTGTTTGGCGATCATCAATAATCTTCTTAACAGCGGCAGCGGCATCAAGCGCCCCTTTTTCCTGCGCCGCCCAGTAGGCGTTAATGGCATCTATATTGCCGGTCATGGCATCAGCTTCCAGTTTCAACCGGCCTCTGCTCTCTTCATCCAGCCGTTTACGGAGTGCGGCGGCTTCAACATAAAAGCCCTGCATATCCAGCATGGCCGCCTGCTGCTCCTGGTAGCCTCGGATCGTGTCGGTTGTGATTACCTTGTCGCTGTCGGCGGCTTTCTGCTTTTCTTCTTTCTGTTTTGCTACGGCATCGTTATAGGCTTTTTCGGCCTTCTCCCGTTTTGCCCATGCTTCAGAAATCGCTGCTGATTCCGCATCCGTGTCCCGGACTTTTGTTTTTCCCTGTTTTTTGTATATAACGGCTTTTTCGGCTTTTTCGGCTGCTTCGCCCGCTGCGAAATACTCTTTTTCTTTCGCGTTAATTTCTGCCTGCAGGGATGATTCGGTGAGTCTATTTTTCGTATCCAGATATGTTTGCAGATCAGTCAAACCCCATTCATAAGACTGTCTGTTAATCTCAAGACTAAGCGCGTTGCCATGTGTGGTGAGTGCGGCTTCCCTCTCCCAGAAGGCGGTCACATATGCGAGATATTTTGAATCGGCTGCGGTTTTATCGGATGAGAGCGGATCTCCTGCACCCATGAACGGAGCGGCGCGTTTTTTACCGCCTTCTGAGTGTTTTTCTTCAGGTTTTTTTGTGGTGTCATCCCATATTGTTTTTATTTTATCGGCGGTGGCCTTTACCTCCTTGGCACTGTCATGGGCGGAATCTAAGATAACATTCCAAGCCTTTTTAAATTCTCCTTGCTCGGCAAAGATCATAGCGGCGAAAAAAGCTCCAAGACTACTACCAACAGTCTCAAAAACTCCGACAACAACAGCTCCGCCGCTGGCCACTACCTTTAAACCAGTGGCGATGGTATCGGAGGATCTTTTAACAGCATCCGCATCTTTGGCATGGTCAATCATTGCGGTTGAAAGTTTCTCCATCATGGGCAGGTTGCGGGCCATGATTTGATTAACAATGCCTTGAAATCCACCCTTCAGGCGCAGAAGGTTGTCATTAAACTCTTCCGCCTCTTTTGCGGTTTTTGTACTAAGTACTAAGCCAAACTTTTCCGCCTCTTCCCTTGCTCCCTGAATCCCATCAGCCCCCATATTAAGAAGCGGAATAAGGTTAGCGCCGGCCTTGCCAAATAAAGCCATCGCGATGGCTGTTTTACCTGCGCCATCTTGCATACCTTTAAATTGAGTGGCGACTTTAGAAAGCAGTTCATCGGGGGAATTGGATTTTAATTCTTCCGATGAGACGCCAAGCAGTTTAAATGCCTCCGCCTGCTTCGCAGAACCAGCGGCGCCTTCAACAATATTTTTGTTGAATTTAGCCATACCGGAAACAAGGCTGTCGAAATCAACCTCTGCCAGTTGTGCTGTATAGCGGAGTGCGGATAGCGATTCTGTAGTGATCCCGATCTTCTGTGATGCCTTGTAAATACTTTCGGATACTTCAATGGACTTTTTTGCAAGTTCCATAAGACTGTGAACGGATATGCCCACTCCGATCGCCGCCAGCGCAGAACCGATCTTCGTTGTTGCAGAATGCAGACTGTTAAAAGCTTGCGCGACGGTCTGAATAGTTTTTGAGGCATTGTCTAATGCGGAAATATTTATCTGGACTTTTGGATCAGCCATCGCATTTTTTCCTCGTCACATTCTGAAAACTTGCCCTAGAATTTTTGCGCTCAATATTTCGGGATCTTCAACCACTGCTTCTTTGAGTTCTTTCGGGCGCTCGGTGTAGTTCATAAAATCTATTGCCGGGAAACCGTCCGGGTACTTTTCAGGATCGCGGTGATAGTTCGCGTACTGCGCCATCTTCTGTCCGTGCCGCAGCTCCTCCCTCTTTTCCCCAAAACCGTCTATGGCGTCGTATGCCTTCCACTCCATAAACTGCTTACAGGTCAATTTTGGAAGCAGGTAATCCGGATGAGGGTAGCCAAGCTCTAAACAGAGTCGGAAACTGAAGAGTCTGTCTGGCTTGGCTCTGAGTTTTTTATCTCAACACCACCCAGGCCGTTTAACCGCATGACTGCACTGACAATCGCCCGGAACGGTTTTTTAGACGATTGCGCCACTACTGCAGCCTCTTCGTCCGTAAACATCCTGGTGCCGTCCTGATTAAGCACGGCACGGGCTACCAGCGCAGGCTGGATTTTCTTTTCAATGACCTTCCCATCGACTTTGTATTCTTCGGAAGCGATCAGTTCATCCCAGTCAACGGCGCTGATTTCAGATACAATCACGCTCCCGTTATTGAGCGGCACTTCTTCGGTGATAAGTTTCAATTCTTCCAGCAGCCCTGCTTTGTCTAAAATCATTCCCAGTCCTTTCTGGTTATAAAAATAGGGGCGAGTTTCCCCGCCCCGAGGGATTACGCCTGGGTGATAACTCCGTCGGTCTGGACGGCCATGGAGCCGGAGACCAGTGTATTAACCGACCCGGAAGGTACCAGCGGGAATTTGGAAAAATAGCCCTGGAAGGTCAGCGTTACGCCGTTCGGCAGCACAAATTTGAACTGTTTTTCCGTACCAGCCAGGAAAGCGGCGCGGGCGGCAATGGCGCCGGGATCGGTCGTGACAATATTCACGGTCGCTGTGATCTCTACGGCGGTCGGCAGACCGGGGGAAACCTCTTCTATCGTACTGTCGAGGTTGGTCTTGTCCAACTTCGGTACAGTGGCGTCGGACGCTTTCAGGTCTTTCAACTCTTTGATCTGTGTCCAGGTAACCGGCGTTGCAGTTCCGGCAGAGGTATAAGCACCAAAACCGAGGCTGTTGATGTTGACGCAGAATTTGGTTGTGCCGGTTATCTGTGTGACGGTTCCGACCAGAGCATTAATCTCGGTCATGCCGCCCACGGATGCGAATGTTACCCTGTCTCCCACAGCCAGTGTATGGGTACCAGTAACTTCAGCATTGAATGCCTTACTAATGGCGGTGACAGTTATCGCCCCGCCCGTTCCCGTTCCCATAAAAAACTGACTGCCCTGTGCGCTGATCGCTCCAGAGGCCATACCCATCAGGATATTGAAGGGGAAAAGAAATACTGCTCTGAGGAATTCCGTAAACTTTTTCATGGTGTTTCTCCTTTTAGATTTCACCTGATGCGGTGTAATAAGTTATTGAGCAGATAAGCTGGCCGACGGCCATCAGAACCTGATCCTGTTGCAGTTCTATGTTTGTGGATTCCGGGGTGAGGCTTTTAACCAGCCCGCCAAATGTCCATTCGGTATACAGAGCCTTGATGATGTCCTGTAGTCCACTCCTCACTGTTGTGGCAGAAGTTGCCCCGGATGCCAGTACTATGACCGTGATGGTGAGGGTATGCTGCAGATCCCCGTCCATAGTTGTAACTTCAATTATATCTTCGCCATCCCGTAATTCTATTGCTGGGAGACCCGCAGGCAAGAGTGGCTGCATTCGCCAGTCATAAACCTTTGTCCCAATAGCCAGGTTATAGCCGTTGGCGACCGTGATAGTTTTGAGCCTGGTCACAAAGGCACTGATTATCTGTTGTCGGATCGAGCTGGCCATTAGTAATCCTTCGTCAATTCAAGCTCCACAAATCCGGCATCATCCGGGAGCTTTTGTGTCGCCTGGTAGTTGACCCCCCGCACCGCAATCACGGTGCTGTTCTCCGTCACCAGGGCGGCGGAAACTTCCGTCAGTAGTAGCAGCGGGCCGGTGGTTTGAATGCTGCCGTCGTACAGCTGCACTATCTTCCCGGCGGCCTTGAACTTGCCGACCGCAGCGGTGGAGCCGATGGTGACGGCTTCACCGGTTGCGGTGATCATGGCGAGCTGATCGGCGGCAGAAAATTTCATCAGTTTGTTAAGCCATAGGCGGTAACGCCAACAGCAAACTCCGGGCTATCAGTGCCGTCAATGTCGATCACCGGACGAATCCACCGTCCGGCACTGTCGCTATCGATTGCCAGGCGCTGAATACTGCCGCCACCCGTGACCTGAGTGTACGCGGCGTCGGTGACATTGGCCCAGGTTCTGGCATGGGTATGGATTACCCAACCGTCGGTATGGACAAAGGCGGTGCCACCGGCGGTGACCAGAAATTCAATAGCAGCGGAAGTGAACCGCGTGCCAACGGTACCGGTGCCGATTGCGCCGGTGGTGCCACCGGTCACGGTAAACCCGGTCGCACTATCCATATGGACAGTGATGTCTTCGGCAACCGTGTCCGGCCCGCCGTAGACTTGTGTGATGGTACCGTTGCCGGTGCCACTGTAGGTAATTGTGATGACGACATTGCTGTCAACGGCTGTTTCAAAATGTACATCCAGCGTCGGATCCGTCCCGGCGATTTTGACAATTGCGGCGACCAGCATCAAAAGACCGTTGTAATGGCTGATGTCGATACCGGGTCCGCTGACGCTACTGGCTACGGACTCCGGTGTTTTCAGAACGGTGGCAACTGCACCGCTTGCGAAATAATCACTGGTTGGCATCGTTATGCCCTCCCTTTTTCTTTTTTGTCGGTGCCGTTGTTGGTGCCGGAACTTCCTCGGCTACTTCTTCCGCCGGGGCAATTCTGCCCTCGCGGAGCAGGCGGTCGGCTTTTATTTCATCAAGATTGATCGACTGACCAGGGAGAATATCAATACCGCCCCCCAGGCAGAATCCGCGTAACGCTATAAAGTTCATATAAACTCCTTGGTCACAGGCGATGAGAGATGAGTCGGCGCCGATGGTTTAGAGGCGATGAGTTAGAACCGATGAGAGATAAAAAACCTCATCCCTCACCCCTCATCGTATCTAACCCATCCCTCATCCCTTTTTACGCGATGGTTGCGCCGGTCGCTTTGCAGAATGCCTGCGGGTGACGGGCGATGATGTCGGCCATGAGGAACAGGGTGATTTCCACCAGACCTTTTTTGGCAGAGGTAAACGGATCCACGATTAATTCGACGCCGCCCCACTGACCGACGATCAACTGCGAGAAATCTCCAAAAATGAGGCCGTGCTCTGTGCCGCCGCCGAGGGTTGCAGACAGCTGGTTGCTGGCAAGCGCTTTGTAGCCGTTGACAACACCGGCGTCATACGTGCCTTCCCACAGCATTTTGGATCCGGCTGCGGATGCGGCAAGGGTCTGAGCCAGTTTACCGGCGAGGCCGGGAGTGGTAACAAAACCGCCGTTGGCAAAAAGAGCGTTGTCCAGGGCGCATTCGGTGATCATGTCCTGTAG